TGTTAGAATGAAAATGAATAAGGAACATTTCTGGAAACCTGATCACATTATTTGGAATAGATATAAGTACGTGATGGATCAAGTAAAGTAATTACTTTTTAAATCCTGATAACAAACTCTTATAAGACTTCTTAGATATAGTAGAATCTTCTTTAGATCTTGATGTTCCAGCTTTCTTACGCTGATTGATATTGTAGTATAAACCCTTACGAGCTTTCTTACCTTCTTTTGTTTCGTGGTATTTAGATTCCATACTACATCGCCATTAGCGATTTACCTTTTTTCTTAACACCTTTAATAGTTCCTTTATTCTCAGAAGCATAGAATACAGTCTTACCTTTTTCTTTACCATATTCTTTTTCCATGGCTGCTAGAATTTTTTTACCTTTTACATTTAGTGGCATATTATTCTCCTGCGTATTTATGTTTGCATTTTTGTTTCTTTAAATATTCTATATACATTTCCATACGTTTGTCATTATTATTATTACTTACAAGTGTTTGTTTCTCTTTTGCTCTTACATTATTAAAGTAAATATCATAGCAACTATGTTCTAAACTGTGGCAGAAGTTAAGTTTCTCTGCGTTTATAACCCAACCACCTTCGTTACTCATGTGTTCTTTACCACAGATATGACAGAAACCACACGACTTAAGAATTACTTTTCGTTTAGCCATTGTTATTTCTTCTTATGTCTTGCAGCGAAGTTTCTCGCAGCTTCTTTAGAACTAAATCCCCAGGCTTTGAGTGCTAGCTTTAATCTTGTAGGCTCACCACTCTTGCTTAATAAAGATCCAGCCATGCCACCAAAACGTGCAGCAAAAGAAACTCGTCTTGGATTTGTACCAGTCTTCACAGGAGCTTTTAAATTAGATCCTTCAGTACGATTAAAGTATTTACGACCAGCCTCGTTTAATCCACCGCTTGGATTCTGATACATTTTTTTAACCATTATAATTTCTCTCTAAATGGATTGTAGTCATCCTCATTTATGTCAAAGCTGAAATAGCTTTGCTCATTTATCTTAAAGCATTTACACTGTTTTAGTAAAGCACAAAATCCTTTTCTTAACCAAAAAATACATTTGACATTTAACATAAACTATACTCTCCCCTGACCAACATATTCTTTATAAGTTTTATTCTTATTAACACGCTTAGTATGTCTGCCTCTTCTCTTCTTAGGAGATTTTCTTATATGTTTACCTTCAAGATTTTTTTTTGCCATTCTTTTTATTTAATTTTATTTTAGGTTTAACGCTTTGCGTAGCATTAGATCCTTGCTGCGAAAGTAAAGATACTTTCTTACTATACATTTGACCAGACGCAGTCATGATCTGATCACTCATCTTGCTAATGGATTAGATGAACTTGCTCTAAGTTCTTTCATTTGAACTTTTAATAATTCAATTTCTTTTTGTGCAATGGCTAAGTCTTGTTTAATTTGACCAGCTTTAGCAGGATCAATGCTATCAATCTTTGACATGATTTCTCCGTACTTAATAAAGCCACCACCAATAGTACCAATGATTGCAACTGTAGCTATAATTTCTTTAAGATTGTTTTTAATTTTATCAAACATATTATCCTTTTATTCTTCTTAATTGTTCTAGTTGAATGATCAACTCATTCTGTTCATCTTCTATATCTTTTAGTATTTTTTGTCTAGCAACTAAAGGATCTTTGTTTATGTAATTGTTTAGATTAACATTAATATATACAGCCTGTTGTTCTATATTAAACTGCATAAAGAAATCAGGATTAGGTACACCTGCCATTTGCCTTTGAACATAGAATGGTTTAGATTCATACACAGTCAAACTAGGCTGATTAACTTTCAATGCGTCAATCTTTATCTCTTGTACTGATTTCACTTTTACTTCTGCTATCTTTACTTCCGTTCCTACTTTATTATCTGTTAGTTTTGTTTTTACTTCCTGTTGTGTACTTGTTGCAGTTTGTTTTTCTTCGGTTACTGAAGTCTTAGTTTCCTTAGGAGTTTCTTTAGTTTCTTCCTTAGTAATTTCTTTAGTTGTTTCTTTAGCAGTTTCTTTTGGTTCTTCTTTAACTGTTTCTTTAGGAGATTCTTTAACTACTTCTTTAGGTGGTTCAATTACTTGCTCTATGATTTTCTTTTCTTCTACTGCTTGTTGCACAACAACTGGACTTTCTATTATCTCAACCATTGGAGATATAACAGGTGTCGCAATAGGAGTAACTACTGGTTCTATAAATTTAATCTCTTGAACTACTGGTGTTATGATTGGTGCAATAACAATAGGTGGAGTTGGATTGGTTACATAAGTTATACTTAGAGTAGGATTCATTAGATCGGCAGCATAATGAAATGGAGAATTTGTAGATTCATAAAAAGAAAACTTACTTGTTATACTATAATTGTCTTGTATGTTTTTATCTACAACAGCCACGTTAGTATAAGTGTTAAAGTAAGTTGAAGTGTAAGGTATGATTCTATTCTGTGTTGTTCCTACACCACTAGCATCTGTTATTATTTGTGTCATAGTAACATTCTGATTTGGATTGCCAGACCAAAACCAAACATCTACACCTTGTGTTGAAGTAAACCCTTCATTGATTTGTGCTTTAGATAAACCTACATTAGTTAATGAGATTGTATTCTCAATAGATCTACCACTTACACCAGCAATAGTTTCTTTACCATGAGTAGATGATAAGTTAGTTCCACTCCAACCATTAATTGTTGTGAATACTTTTGGTGTTAAGTTTGTAGTTGTTGTTGTTTGAGAATGTGCTGTACTAAATAATAATAAACTACTTAGTATTATTTTTAGTTTCATCTTCTTTTTTCTTATCTTCTATGATCTTTAATTTCTCAACGTATAAATTATAATCTGGTCTTAACTTGTCATACTTTAACCACTGTGCTGTGGCTTCGTTTCCAATCTTACCTTCAAAGGGACATGGTGTTCCTGAGTTCTCCATTGAATGAAACACTCTTGGATCTTGGCAGAGAATAGAAACTGCTGCAACCTTCATACCTAAATCATTTAATACTTTTGATAATTTAATTCTTTCGCAGTTCTCATCTCTTGTATAACTACCACCTGATATACCAACTCCAAATGTAGATACTCCACCAGAGTAACCAACCACACACAAGTCTTGAGAATAAGCAGACATAGATGGAGCTGTTGCCATTGATGCTACTCTTGTATCTCCTGAGTATGCGTTGTTAGTAGAATTAGTTGTAGTGTTTACAGATGAACCAGATTCATAAGTTGATGATGATGAAGATGTATAACCACCAGCGATTGAAGTGTTAGAACCTGAAGTATTATTTTGTGTAGTTTGTGATGATGCAGATAAACTTAATGCAAAGATAAACACTATGAATAAATAGATAACATTCTTATTCACTGTTTACTCCTGCTTCGTTGTTGTAGATCTATTAGCGAGAGATTTTGCGATACTCTCCCCAGATCTTCCAACTACATACCCTCCCAAACCTATTTGTAATAATGTCCACACATCTCCTGGCAAATCTATTGTGATTGCCGCACCAAAAAAGAACTTAACTATTGGACCAAGTATATAGTTCCATATTAAAATAAATATAAGAACATACATTAATAGTGGTCGCCATGATGCAGTGAACCATCCTGCTTTTGCTTCAGCTTCTACGATAGACGCTGCTGCTTTTAATTCTTGTGTGCTTGATTGTAGTAATTGTGTTTGTAAATCTGCTTTTAACTTTGCTTGTAAATCTTTATCAGGTACTGACTTTTCTATTGTAGAAAATAAAATCTTAGCAAGAGGTGCAACTGCTCCTAACATTTGTAACATTTATATTGTACACTTTCTAACTAAGTTAGACAACTCTTCGCATCTGCTTGGTGTTTGTCTATACCATGCTGAGTTCATCATCTCTGCAGCAGCTCGTGTATAATCATATTCGTTTAATGCTGCAAACATATTCTTAAACTTAGATACACCAGTCTTTCCTAATTGAAATACCATTTCAATAATAACTCCTTTAACAAGCATAGGTAATGCATGTGTTCCAACTAATTCTTCCATACCTTGTTTAGCTTTAATAAAATCTTTATCAAACAATGCTTCAAGTATATCTTTGTCGTAGATAATACCTTCTTCAAAATCATCATCTTCAGTAAGTAGATGACCATAACCAATAGTACCTTTGCCAAGTGAATCTAAATAAACTTTGGCAGAGAAACCTTCGTGCTTTTTAATTCTGTTTTTAACGTCTTCGTAATTCATTTGATTAATATCTTACCATCTTCATATACATAAACAATCTTAACATTTAAACCCTTTTGTATTTTAGATGGTGATCTATTTATACGATCATTCTTTTTGTGTGCGTATTTAGTAGCTGACTTTCTGTATGATACAGTCTTAACGTCATAGTTGTGATACTCTTTTGTCTTAGTGTTATAAGTTATAATATCTATTGGACCAACACCACCTAGTGCTGTGAATACAATTAAGTTTGGATCTTTAGCAAAATGTGCTTGAGCTAATGCTTCAGATACTAATCCTTTGTCTGCCTTTAACAATGTAAAACCCTTTTAGTTTATTTAATGAACTTTAGAATAGCAAGAACAGAACCTATCAATGCACCTATGATTACAAGAAAAGCTATAACGCCTTTTCCTTTATTCATATCTGAGTGTAATTGTTTAACATCACTGCGTAACTCATCTATTGTTTTAATAAGTGTACTCATTCTTTCTGCACAGATTCTCTCGTGAGCAGATAGTCTTACTGAGGTAGCAGATATAGCTGTTTTCTTTCTCTTCATACACCACTAATAGTATATGAATAAAATAAGTCAATTATAGATTGTGTTGGAAATAAGGGTGGATATTAAACCACCCCTATTATAAGGATTAACTAATCGTTATCCTCATCCTCGTCTTCATCAATTTCAAGATCATCTTCTGATTCATCATCATAATCATCATCTTGATTCACCTGGAGTTCCAAGTCATCTAATAAATCTTTTATTTCATAGATAATATCAGATGGGGATTTTTTCTTTTTAGCCATATACAAACTCCTATAGTTGGTTTGGCAAAAGCCAACTAGTGTTAATTGAATAATAAGTAAATAAAATTATTTTTTATAACTTATTGAATTATAAATATAATTTATTTTTTATTGTAGAACTGTTCTACACT